CTTCTACCCATTGTAAAACCATTTTATAATATCTATTTCCTGCATCCATAGGACAAGCCACAACATCTTTGCTACCATCTTCTCTTGCTGGATATTCAATTATCACTTGATTTTTAACTCCATTTAAATCGTATCCATATTTTATTGTGCAACCTTCAAACATTATTTCTCCTACATTTCTGCATCAAACCAGATATAAGCACTTGCATTATTTGTTCTTGCAAAAGCAACGTGTCCACCTGTACTACTACCAAATGTACCATAAAATCCTACTGAATTTAATTGAGCCCAAGATACAGCAGTCCAGTTACCTGTAACAGATGCACCATTTCTATCTGCATAATACCAATCAGCACCAGAGCCAAAAGCAAAGGATGGAGCTTCTCTAAATGTAACTGTTGGTTGTATATGAACAGCTAAAACTGTTGTATTATAAAAACCACCAACACCAATACTTTTTGTATTGCCTTCAACATAATTCAAAAAGAATCTTTGACATTTTGCTAAAGTTGTTCCGTATTCTTCGTGTACAAAATCTGTAGCACTTTCTCCTAATTCAATTTGTACACCTGTAATTTCATACCAGTCATTTGCTCCTGCTGTTCCAGTAGGTGCATGAGTTATTTGAAAAACTAATTGGTTTGAATCTGTAGGTACAACACTTCCACTTGTAAACGTATATCTTACCCAGTCAGTTGTGATTGCTTGTGTTACTCCTATAGCTGTTACAGCACCAGTTAATCCTGCCATCATTGTTTGGTCAGTGCCAGTTCCAGAATAAACATTAACAGATATATTGTTACTTGTTGGAGAAAAATTTGCTCCTGCCTTAGCATAAAAAGATAAAGTTATTTTGCTTCCTGCAAATCCTACACAAGAAGCACTTTCGCATGGTTGTGACATATATGTTGTAGTAGTTCCAGAATTTCCACTATCTCTTGCAATTTTCAAACTATGTTTAAACCCTGCTGGAGCATCTGTGCTTTGTGATATTGTTCTTCCTGATGCTGCAAATATATATGTATAAAATCTATCTAACCAATACGTTTGTGCACCACTTGTATGACTTGTTCCTTTTTGTGCAACTTCCATTGCTCCATTGATTATTAAATTTCTATTGGTTGGTACTGTTGAAGTTGAAGGTGCTGCGTATGTACTATCTCCTCTTAAAAATGTTGTTGAATTTGCTGTGCCACTTCCTAGTCTAGCTGTTGCGACTGTTCCAGTTGTTAAATTAGATGCAGTTAAATTTGTTAAAGCACTTCCATTTGCTGCTGGTAGTGTCGCTGGGAATCTTGCGTCTGGTATTGTTCCTGCTGTTAACTTAGCTGCAGATATATCTGTACCTAATTTATCATTGGTTACGTTAGCGTTTAGTATTGCTGCTGTAATAACTTCATTATTGCCTATCTTTTCAGATTCTACGGCATCATCTTTTATTTTTGCTGTTGTAACAGCACTATCTAGAATGTCCTCTGTACTGACTTTTCCGTTTTGTATTGCCAAGTTACACCTTCAAGATAAATGGATCAGCATTAGGGAACGTAACATTAATTGTTCCACCATCAGGACTTAATGGAAATCCAGAACCACTTGATTGAATTGCTATTAAAGGACTTGTTGAGGAGTTTGCTGTTGCAACGAAGTAAATTACTGCGTTTATTGGTGCTCCAGTAACCGATGGTATAGCTAAATCATTGGCATTAACTCTTCCAGAGCTTACTGCTACACTTGATAAAGAGTAGACAGCTACTTGTGCTACTGCTGGTACATTTGCTCTTGTTGTATGTGCTGCTGAGAATACATAGCCACTTGCAACATTAGCAGTTGTGTTAACTAGCAATGCTCCTATAGTAACAGAAGCTAAATTTGCACTTCCTACTGCTAAATAGTTTCTGAATGAATCATAGATATGTCCCATTTTGTTATTCTACCTTAAACAGTTTCTATTACAACAGAACCTTTGTAAAATTGTCTAAAATAAGGTTTGTTAAATCCTCTAAAAGGCTCGTCTTTTCCTGTGATTCTCACAGTATAATAACTATTAGGAAAAGCGTTGTCTTCAATGTATCTTAGATTTGTTGCTGTGTTNAACCATGAATTTATAATGCTAACATCAGAAGATCCAACGTANGTTAAAGGCAATGTAAANNTACTAAAGTTGCCATCGGCAGTAACATAGGTAAAAAGTGTACCACCTTTTGTTCTAATCTCTTTTTTGTCTANTGTATGATTAAAACTNTANGAATAACCAGCNAAATCCGATAAGACTATGTAACCAGAATTAGGAATNCCNAATAAAATACTGCCCACTATCTAGCTCCTCTGAGTCCAAGGGTTGTTGTCTCGCCACCTTGTCCAAGTTCATTTAAAGCTGGTAAAACTTTTGCTTGTACCATTTCTAACCAATAAGATGCAGGTTTATCCATTAAAGCTTGGTCTATACTAGCATTTGGCATAATACTAAGATTTTGTATTACAAGTCCACCACCCACACCTCCAATTTCATCATTAGGGATAATACTACCACTAGATGCAGGTGCAAATATTTCAGGTCCTTGTTCTCCAACAAGATATGCGTTTCCACTTGCAACAGGACCACCTAAAGCTTTGCTTTTACCACCACCAAATAAACTTTTGCCAAGTCCTTTAAACAGACCAGTAAAGCCACCACCACCTCCTGTATCTGTTCCCCCCATATTTAGAGTTGTTAGTCCTAGAGTTGACATGATTGCTTGTACTATTAACATTTGAACAACCATTGCTACTAAAGATGCAATAATTTTTTTAGCCATATCTTTAAACATTTTGCTAAGTCCGTCTTTTAAACTTTCTCCTTCCATAATCATGTTAGATACAGCACCACCAAAACCTTGTGGCATATCCTCAAATAAACCTTGATAAAAAACTTCACCCATTTTTTCGTCTAAAATGTCTAAGCTCATAACCATGTCACTAAAATTCATACCAGTTTTTAGTGTATTAAAATCATCCAATGCTGCTTGTTGCCTTACAGCATCTGCTTTCCTTTTTGCATCTAGTTCAGCTTGTCTTTTTGCCTCGTCAGTCATTTCTTCTTTGGGTTTTTCTTTGTCTAAAAACCCACTCAATGCGTCATCTACTATATCCAAACCAGCTTTAAAACCTGTTACCCATTGTGCAAATAAACCAGCTTCTTTTGTTCCAGGGACTGCTTCTTTAATTTTGCCCATTCCATCAGCAACAGGAAATAAAAATTTAGCAATGCCTCCAAATTTTAGTGATAAATCACCAAGAAACTGGTCAACTTTAGCAATTGCTGCACCCAACAACATTGCAGCTTTAATTACAATTTTTAATAAACCAGCTACAATTTCTACAACACTTAAAAGAACATCAAAAGCTCCTGATAAAGACTCTGCTCCACCTGTTAAGTTTTGTATCTCTGCTAAAGCTGTAATAAATGCATTGCTTACAGCAGTTCCAAAATCTTCAAATGTCATAGTTGTTCTTTTGAACATTGCGTCAATCTTAGCTGTATTGCCAAGCAGAGCATCCATAACAATTTGAGGTGTAATTTTACCTTGTGATGCTAATTCTTTTAATTGTGTAATTGGATAACCAGTTGCATGAGCAATATCACCAAGCAATGCTGGTAAGATTTCTTGTACTGCTCTAAATTCATCACCAGCTAATCTACCAGATTGCAGACCTTGTGATAACTGCAACATAGCTGATCTAGCTTCGTGTGAACTTACACCTTGAATTTTCATCATTTTGTTCAAATTGCTAACAGCCGTAAGCATTTGCTCTTGGCTATACCCACTTCTTTCTGTAGCTATGCTAAATCTTGTAAATACAACTGCTGTTTCTTTTACGCTTGTTCTTGTTTCTTTTGCAACTTTTGCAATTTTTGCAAATGTATCCCCAACTTTTTTACCCGTAGGTGTAACAATTCTTAACCTGTTGTTTAACTCTGTTGCTTCTTTTGCAAATCCCAACAAAGCAGCAGCACCCAATATTGCCATTAATGGAGCAAAAGAATAAGTCAAGGTTTTTAATGTAACAGTAACGCCTTGTAAACTTCCAGCAAAAACTCTTGCTGAACTAGACGCACCTTTCATTGCATTGCCAACACCTTTAATTGATTTTCCAGCTCCAGCTCCAACAGCAGGTGTTGCTTTAGGTGCAACTCCACCAGCAGTAGGTGGTCCTTGTGGGAGAGGTGCAACAGCTGCTCTTGCGGCAGATGTAGCATAATAATTTATGGACGCACCTGCAGCCACAGCTGCTTGTCCTATTTGTCCAAATGCAACAGCTCCAGCTCTAATTCGAGAGGTCATAGCTACCTGAACTTTATTTGTGTTACTAACAGTTTGACCAAATTTTGTATATGTTATTGTTGCGTCTTTAACTACTTTGCCTAGCTGTAGGAATAGACCTCTGTTTTGTTTAGCAGTAAAAGCCATTTTGGCTAATGTTTGTTGTGCATTTAGTATAGGTTTTGGAACTGTTTGAAAAACACGAGTTAAATTTGTAATGCTAGTTATTAATGCACGAGTGCTGTTCTGTATCTGTGAAAAATCAGCTTTTAATTTAATTCTAGTATCAGCCATTACTTAAGTGTTCTCCTGCTCTGAGCACTTTCTTTCCTGTGCCTTTTTGAAATTATACCATAGAGTTTGTTAATTTCAGCATGAGTTAACTCCATAACGTCTGATTTACTCCACCCGTAAGTGTAAGCGAAAATGTCAATTAGCTTACATAAGTCTACTTCTGCACGGGTGAGTTTGCCGTCAGGAAATGAGCAACAGCCTCACTAAGAACTTGGAAATCAGCCATATCACAATTATCTAAAATCCAATCCTTTGTCATTTCTTGTGGATTATGTTTTAGAATTAAAGTTATAACTACAAGAATAGAATCTAAAGGTGTGTCTTCAGATATTTTCTGTAGATTGCCAACTGTTTGTTCTAATTCGTGAATTTGTCTTAAAGTTGCAACTTTTACGTCTAACTCTTTATCTTTAATTTTGAACTTCATAGAGCCTCCTATATTTTTTTAATATGCTGCTAGAGTGTTAGTTAGTGTAAATCTAGTGACGTAAGATGAAGTTGTGTCATACTGTGCTTTACCTTCATATGCAGCAGTAATTCTTCCTGGACCACCAATGGGATATTCAAATGTTGAATATCTAACTTTTGGAAAGTCCATTGTAAGCGTGTTAAATTTAGCTCCTATTGCCTCACCTTTCATTGTAAATAAAAATCTTTGTTGTGCTTCACTTCTAAACTCTGCTTCTTGTGCTTGATTTTCAAAAGATTGATCCCCAGCAATAGTAACACTTCTAAAGTCAGTTCTAAGAAGTCTGGCTTCGTTTGTAGAAGCGTTTAAAGCAGTAACTCCTTCTATTGGGTTCTCAATTGTTATTGTTGCTGATTCAAATGCACTATTAGCTACTCCGTCTAATGAAAGAGAAGCTGTATTCCAAGCAAATGGTTTTGCAGGAATGTAAGTTGGTGTTGCTTTAGCAACTTTAGAATAAGCTCTACCATGAACTGTTGCTGTACACTTAACTATTTCACCTGCTGTAAGTTCAACTGTAAGCGTATGTATTTGTGCGTCAGTTATTTGATAAGCACTACCCACATTTTTAAATATTCCTATTGTATAAGGTGGTAGTGTGCAATTTTCTGCAAATTCTGCTTGTGTAGGTAAAAACTCATGTACATAAGCTGATGTAGTTAAAGTTGATGTTGGGTTTGCTCCTAAGCAACCTCTTAAAAAATGACCAAGATAAATTGGATGTGGTTCAAATACAATATCTCCAGTTACATTGTTTACACCTGTCAAATCATCTGGAGAATCATAAAGATTTTTTAAATTTTCAATTGTTAGATAGTTTTTATTTTCTACTAAACTTTCAGAAACAAAAGGAATATAAATTGGGCTTCCTGTGGCAGTCCCAAATGCTGTTTGTTTGCTTATGTTTAAATATCCACCTATTCCGTAACCCATTATTTATCTCCTTCAGGTTTTTTATTAATCTTACCTTTTCCTTTGAGTTTTGCAATACCTTCTATTACTAAAGAGTTCGCAACATCTTCTGGTAGTGAAACAGTTTTACCTTCTTCACTAATGCCATGACCAGAAACTTCTAAGCCACCAACTAAATATTCAATATCTATTCTTGTAACTGACATTCTAAAGTTAAGGATACACCTTTAAAGAATCCAAGTCCAGCAGTATTTTTTTGATTGTCAAATTCTCCAGAACCAAATTGAAAATATAAAATTACATCATCAAGGGTTTTGTTTTCTTTTAAAACTTCTTTTACGTTGCCAAGAATCCCGTCACGGATTTGAGCTCCATTATTGTTTTCAAAACTAAATCCATACATCCAAATTTCAACATTTAGCTGTGTTAGGTAAGGTTGAGAGCCACCTATTGTCGTTGTGTCCTCTAAAGTGTCGTAAGAATCCAAAAATATGCCTACATATGGACATTGATCAGGTTTTAACATAAAATCTTCTTCTACAAAGACATTATAAACATTTGTTCTTGAATCTGCGTCCAAAAGAGCTTTTATTTTGTTTTGAACTGCCATATAATCAATTTTTGACATTATATTCTAATTCCACCCCTTTTTCTGTAACTATTCCATCTTTTTCTTATTGCAGCAAGTCCTGCATTACGCACACTTTCATTGCTTGGCGTAAATGGTCTTGCTAGTTGCTCACCTATCGATGATTTACCCCACATCGAGTCACCAACTCTTCCTTCGTTAAATGTACGCACATATTGTTGTGTAACAGTCATATCTAAGGTTGCACCCCTAATTTTTGCTGTAAAATAACCAGAACTAAGCCTATTTCCAACAGGTATTTGATTATATAGTGTTCCAGTCATAATTCCCATGTCTCGTGGATAACCCATCCTATCTTTCCAGTCTTTTGTTGCGTCTGCTAATCCTATCCACCTATTTCCTTCTCTCCAATTACCTTTTGCATCGCAAGTCGCTGTAGTTTCAGAATTAAATGATGCTATGATTCCTTTATATAATGATCTTACAATATCGTTCATCATAACTTTTTGTTGACGAGCATCAGTAAATTTTTGAACTTTCCGAACTTTTTTGTTAAGTTCTTTTATAGAAGCTTTCCAACTAAGTTTGATTCTTGCCATTAGCCTAAATTAGGATCATAAGGACTTTCACGAACATCATCCCACTCATCCTCTAACCTTTCTCCATCAATTTGTTGATAAACTTCATTAAGAACATTAAATGCAGGATTGTATGTCATTGTGTTACTGTAAATTGTATCACCAGCGTTCCATGTAATAATTTGCATTGAGGTATCAAACAAACCAACGTCACCAGTATTTAATTTTGCAAGATAATCAAAAATGTAATCTTTTCTTTCTTTCACCCAATTGTTTTGACTTCCAAGTTCTTGTGTGAAAAAGCGTTCCAAAATTTTTACTAGCCCGTATTCAGTTGATAATGTACCAATAACAGGTGGTGTTGAGCTAAACGGCAAAGTGTAGTTATTAATCAGGTAGCCATTAATCTCGTTTTCAGCTTGGTCAAGGTAAAACGCAACACTCGCAGAACTTATTGTAGACATACTGCCTACCCTAGGATAAAGGCTGTAGATGTTTCCGACAGTTGTATAGCTAGGCATATCTATATTCTATACCCCTATATCTAATTAATCAACACCTGTGGTATACTATCATTGACACAATGAATCTTACTAACATTATTTATCCAATTGTCCCCCATGATTTAATTCAAGTGTATTGGATTGATGCTAAATCTTACACTGAGTGGCGTAGCCACTCCGATTTAGTCGAAAATGACGTTTCGCTATGCAGCTCAACGGGCTATCTCATCAAAGAAACAGTTGAGACAATATTAATTGCATCTGACATATCTTTTGACGAAAACGGCACACTAGATTCCATTGGCAACTCGATTACCATTCCTAAGTCACTTATAACCAAAAGAACCACCCTTATTGACCGACAAAATTAATTTATGGGAGCATTAGGTGTTATAGTTGTACCCCGATCTCTGTAATGTTGTGATGATATAAAATACAATTAAATTGTTCAATGATTACATATACTTACAATTAATTTCTTGACAAAGATTATACTCCATTAATAATAAACTCATATTTTAAATTTATGTCATGTGGAGGTGACAACAATGTCAAAAAAATTAAGAAAAAATTCAACCTCTCTCACTTGGAGATTTGGAGCAGAGTTAGAGGGCATTTTTAGAAATATGGATGCCGATACTATGCAACAAGCTTGTAGAGACCATTTAGGCGTCAATAAAGCTCCTAAGGTGATAACTGAGCATCAAGGGCGCAACCATCTTGAATTTGCGTTCTATGGAGCTAATATCACTCGTGGTAATGATGGTCTCGATACATGGGAAACTCTACTAGCTTTCCTTAAGGGTTATGAGTTTATCCAGAATGGGCAAACTGGTTTGCACGTTCATCACGATACTGCTAACCTAACGCCTTTAGAGGTAGCAAATACGCTAGTTTACTATCATAACTATAGGGATGTTCTAGAATTATCATTGCCTAACAGTAGACAAGGTTATCAATCAAATTTGTCTGTAGTCTCTAGAAATGTATTTCAAAGGGTTAGAAATAAAGCCATTGAATATATAGCAGAGGGCAAGGCGGATAATCTGGAATACACAAAAGATTTTATTGCAGATATTGCAATACATTTCAGTCATTGCCAAGATATCTCAGTCAATAGAAGTTTTGGTACTATCGAATTTAGAAAAGGTATCGCAACTCTAGAATTTGATAAGTTTCAAAATTGGATTTTGATAACTCAAGGGTTCTTAAAATATGCAAAGCAAACAACAAAGAAAGGGAAAAAACCTTTTAACTTGCATACCTCTAGTAGAATAGAATCTTATTTCTACAATAAACCATGCGATATAGACAAAATGGTGAATGGTAGAATTAACCCTGAATGGGCTAATTTTCAACTATCTGGTTCTCGTAGTGGTAAACTATGGGCATGTAGGCAAGTTTACCAATACATAGCCGAGAATTACAGCATAGGCAACTTTCAAGCNAATCTTATAAATAGCAGACATAGGACAAAACATCCCGAACTTTTCGGAATGTGCGACTATTTCGAATCACTAAATAGGGGGAGNGNNTANCACTCTCTCGGGAGAAATTAAAATGAAATATGTAATAACTTATAGATATTATGAAACTTACACCGAGAAGTTAATAATAGATGCAAAGGATATAAGCGAAGTTAAGGAAAAATATAATAAACTTTATCAATCTAAAGAATTAGATAATCAAATCAAAGCTAATTTTTTAGAGGAATCTAAAATAGATAGAGTTCAAGATATAGAGGTAGAAAAATGTCATCCATAGTTTTTCAATTAATGTTTATCTTTTATTTAATTCTAATGTGTATAGCTGTCAGTTAATACACCTCTAGGATCCTACGCCTTAACTTTGCGGCCCAATTGAGATATCTTGATTGGGCTTTTTTTTATGTAAAAAGTGATCCCTATTGTATTGTCTAGATTATTGTCTAGATAAATTGTCTCATATTATTGTCCAATTATATTGTTCAGCGTTATTGTTCAAAACTATTGTTGCTGCTTCGCATTATTGTACAATCCTATTGTATTGTTTCCCAGCCCTGAATGCGACAGCAGATCAGAAAACCTTGAGAGTTTACCAGTAGAAAAAACTGCGTAAGTATGCGTAATCATTACACTCCACCATCACCCTTAAACCCTTTAGTACTTTAGTTACGAGAACTATGAGGGGGTAAAACCATATGATCTGAAAAAGTGGTCTATAGTACTTTAAGCTTAGAGTACTAAAAGCACAAAAATACTTCGTAAGAAAAAAAAGGGGGAATAGTACTTTAAAAATGGATGGAGCGAAAGCATATCCCTCTCCTCAGATCAGGCAGCCTTTAGTACTTTACTTAGTAGAACAGTAAGGTCATGAGGGTTGGTTCGAAAGCTTTTGTACTTTATTGTCTTTATTGTTATCAGATGAATGGGGGGAGAAAGGGGTTGGCATATACATATATGAGGGTTATTGTACTCTCCCTGTACAGTTTGTAAGTAGACATATTTAATAGCCTTTGTTTATAGGGGTTTTGTGAGGTGTATTGATTTGTTTCTATATACGCTTATTTACCATTTTGGGCGATTTGTAAACTTATGGGGCTCATAGCTATAATACTTTGCTGTGTTTCCCTGATCTACACGGTAGACTTATCTTCTTCGTTTCCTTCGATGTGATATGTTGGTTATATATACTCTAGTTTAGATAAAGGTGTGGGCAGTTTTTTGGGGGGATAATTGTACTTTGGTTTAGTGCAGTTTTTTAGGTGGGTAGCTGAGAGACATAAAAGGTGAGTAAAACCTGTGAGGGCTCTCAACCACCCTAAGATTACTAAGTGGAGTTAGTAACCCATCTTCATTGTTTTGTTTTCAAGCTCTTCTAGGTACGTTCTAAGCATCAAAAATATTGTAAAGTGTTTGTCATGCTCATGTACCATCTTTGGTATTATACGCTCTAAATAGCTTTCTGCTTTGTAGATATCAAGGGCTGTTAGGTTGTCAGTGAACAAACTAGCCATATCCTTAATCTCTGGGTGGTCTTGTAAAAATTTCCTTGTTTCTTTATTCATAATTTATAACCTCCATGTTACCTTTTAAATATAACATTAATTATATATATATGTCAAGCAATTTATAAAAAAAAGTTGCGACTGGTTACGAGGCTGAATATGACCAAAGTTTTGCTGAGATCCGTGATCCGTATGTACTTTAATAATTCTAAAAAAGCTAATGATTATACATACTTACAAAAAAAAACAGTCTGCTCCCGCGGCCACAGAGGTCTGTTAATACTTTAGTTAGGTGTACACTAGGGGGTTAGTCTATGTAGTGTACTTTACAGATATCTCTGTAATTTAAAAAAAGGTAATGATTTAGATAGTTTAGGTTTGAAATAGTTGGAAGCGTGTTGGCTGCTGCACTGGATCTGTGAAATTTTGTTATTGTTTTTGTTATTGTTTTTGTTATTGCTTTTTGTTATTGCTTATTATTGTACGCCAAACATATTGTAAATACTGTGTTATAAAAATCCACGTTCCTTTTGTAAATCCATACACGAATATTAATGTTGCAAGAAGGATGTAAAGAATTGTTTTTAATACTTTGATTAAGAAATTAATTGTCCCCACCCGTTGCACTCTTTCCTATTTGTAAGCCACAAACTAAAAGAAAATATTTTAATACAAACCAATAACACATTACCCAAAAATACAAACCCCAAATTGGAGCTTTCCAGAACATTGTTGTAAAAGCAGTTATGATATCATTCAAATACCAACCACTACATTTACCCCATCCAACTTTATATGTTTTTGTACCATCGAAACATTTTGTATGTATCTTAATTGCCATCATTTTGTGTAGCTCTTTGTACCAACCCCATTTATCTGGTGTGCTCATTATTTCCATCCCATCCTTACCTGTGTCGGTATGTAAACAGGCTCATCAAAATCCAGCTCATCGGTGTCATTGTACTCTGATTCTAGATTAGTTTCATAGTACCTTTTCATAACTTTTGTTACAACGGGTTTACCATTGGCTATAGAGAAAGCCTTAGCCTTCTGAATTTGCTTTTGATTGATTCCTGATTGTAGATAACCAGTCATGAGACATTGCTCATAATATGCAGATGGTGAAGAATAATTATCTCGTACCTGCATCTGATATATCATTACGTTAACCATAGAGTTCTGCCAATGTACAGATACAGTTTTTTTGCCATACAAATGAGGATAGCCTTCTAAGCTATCTAAAGCCTTCTCATCCCTCTGTGAGATGAGCCATAAAGCTCCATGTAAAGCAAAGCCTTTTTGCTCTGTAAAATCGGCTACACCTTGAAACGTAAGTTTATGATTGTCTAGCCTAGCTGCTCCTAAGAACAAGCTGTCATGACATCTACTAGCCATCTCATCATGGTTAGTGTTCATGCCGTATGCAAAATACAGAGTTCTCTGTAATCTGCCTGTGTGTGTTGTGTCTTTAATATTTTTCATACCTAATATAATATCATAGTGATTAAGAATGTCAACTAATAAATAAATTAATATATACTTTACATAGCTATATAGTTGATTAAAATGATCCCTGTAATATAAATGTATATTTGTAAATAAATATGTTGACATAATTATATAAAGATGCCATAATGAATGTATACATATTTTTACTAATAGGAGGTCAAATTATGTCACACGAAGCAAATACAGTATGGCTAGAAAGTTTTATGGAAGCATTAGATGATGCTTGTTATATTGCTAACGGCAATAGCCATGAAGGCAAATATCAATCTGAGGTAGTTCTTAGGGTTATATTTGATACAGCCACTCCTAGCGATAACGATGTTTTGGGATACGCTGATGAAGCTAGTCCTAGTGAATGTGCTAGAGCATTAACCAGAGATTTTGAAGATTGGTGGGATGCAGAAAAATCAGAGGGAGGTACATTGTAATGATTAGTTTAGAAGAAGTTTTTAATTACAAAGCACAAGGTCAAAAAATAGAAGTTGTTTTGAATCACGATGTTAGGACAATTCTTATTTATGCTAATAATGCAATTGTTGCTGAACAAAGATTTGCAACTCTTAAACAAGCAAAGCAGATTGCAGGATATCTTGGTCTTGAAGAAATTTGCTATGTTAGGACTATGAGGTCATTCCTTAGAGTTGATGGCAAGAAGAAAGGTTACAAGGGTAATGTGGGTAAAAGAAATAACGGGATGGGATATATTGATCCTGACAGTTTATTGTACAAATCAAAATTAGACAAGGAGGTCAAATAATATGGGTATGGATGTATACGGCTTAGAGCCAACAAACAAATACGGAGAATATCATAGGCAGTCAGTCTGGACTTGGCGGCCTTTTTGGACATACCTTGTTGCTAATTGTAGTGATATTATTGATGAGGAAACACAAAGACTTGGACATGGCAATGATGGAGCAGGGCTGAATAGAGAAGACTCTATTGAGTTAGCTAACAGAATAGGGGAACTTATTGCTAGTGGTCATGCACAAGCTTATAAAGACAAATACGATGAAGAGGTAGCTGTTGCTAAATCTTGGAACAATGCAGTTGATGGGCTTCTAAAAGCTTTACATAGTAAAGTTGTTTTAAAAGGTTACCACGATAATACAGCTCCTAAAGATTATCCAGAGGTAGAGAATCATCATTGGCATAAACTTATTGACATGAGAGACTATCAAGATAGTTATCCATTTGAGATTTTAATGTTACAAGAGTTTCAAGAATTCTTAGAAGTGTCAGGAGGTTTTGAAATATGGTAAAACTTACACAAAAAGAACAAGAAGAAATACATGAAAAATTTAAAGAAATCATGTCAAGAGAAACTGAGATAACTGAATCAATGCAATTTAGTTTGCATGAGCTTGGTAACACATCATACAAAGATATTCCAACTCCATTGTTTTGGTTTATGATGGCTCATACTTCTCTTACTCATATTCGTGAGCAGTTAAAGGAAGATAACTTTTTTGAGTTCATGGAGCAAGCAGCAAACGAAATTAATTACAAAGTTAAAGAGAATACAAAATCTAAAGGAGGTCACTAACATGGCAAGAGAATTGTATAAGTTGCGTGACAAGCTGAAACAAATTGTAGAAGTTTGTCAAGAAGAGATTAGCATCAATCAAATAGAGATGGCTAATTTAGGCGACTCAGAAAAATTGTATCTAGAAGGCAGAACAGACTTAGCTGCTGAAATAGAAAATTTATTAGAGGAGGAACAAGGATTATGAAAAAAGAATATAGAGTTCACACAGTACCAAACAAAAACAAACCTACTAAAAAGTTAAGGCATTCTGGAGTTGGTTTTTTTAAAATGCAACAAGAGAACAGAGAACAAAAAAAACGCATGATGTTTGCAAAAAGGGAGGTCAAGAAAAATGATTAAAGAAACAAAAAGAGAAAGGTTTATTAGACTTATGAAAAACAGGGTTGAAAGAATAAAGCACCAACATAAACTTATTGGCAATCTAGCTAATAAAATTAACTATGATTATGACATTTCAATGGTTAATCAAGTTGAAGATGAGTTGCTACAAAACTTAGACCATCACTTAAAAAAGTTTGCAAGTGAGAAAGTTATAAAACCTTTTAAATTTAAAGATTAAACCAAGAAAGCTGAAGATAGGGTGAGGCTAAGACAGGAAAAGAAAAGGCTGGTGATAAAATTAACCTGTACCAGATTAGCCCACCTTTAAGGGGTTTATTTGTTTGCTAAATAAAAAGCACGACTAAACCCCTTTGGAGTTATTGCTCTACGAACTGCTCTACTATATTTACCAAAATACTCTCCATGAATATCTTTTGACTTCATTCTATCAAATTTAACATTGTCACAATGTATAGGATTTTTTTTAGGGTTGTTGAAGTAACCCCACAAATGTGTTTGCTTTTTGTAATGATCCCCAAAATCATACGGATTGAAAGTATAGCATGGCTTACCTAAGAATCTTTTTAGTAATCCGTGTGGGTTTTCTAACGCCCAAAACTTTAGCGTTGTTGTTTTAGCGTATGGCGTTTCTATTTGATTACACATAGCTATGATGTCTAAACATGCCCTTACTATTGCCCATGCACTTTCTAAATCTCTTGGTTTACCAGTTGTTTTTGCAAAGCTAAATTGGTCACAAGGTGGAGCAGCTAAAATCCCATAAACATTTCTAGGTGGTTTGTACTTTAAAACATCATAATCAGGTAAAGTTATAACCCTGACATCATACCCAGCTTCTTTATATGGTGTACTCCAACTACCAGTACCTCCACATAAATCTAATATAATCTTATTTGGAATAGTCTAAAATCTCCTGTATTAATTTTGGTGGTATCTTACCTCTATCTCTAGCGTTCTTTATGCCTTGTGTGCCCGTTCTAGAGCCTCTAGGAGCTGCTTCGTGGCACTTCATACCATTCTTACAGCTTTTAGCTACATCACCCCATTTTGGATTGTTATGCCAAATGTCAGTTGGTTTCATGTTTGTGAATCCGTATTGGCAATAAGTGACTGTGTTAAAAGGATCAGGAAAAATCTCTGTCTTTCTGAGCATAGCTCTTGGATTTTCTATGTAATAGTACTTTGGTTTCAACAACAGTATGATGTCCCAAGTCTTTAACATTATGTTTAAAGCTTCTTTAGTGTCTGCGTTTTTAGGAATATAACTACTACCATCGTAATCCCAATTTCTATAAACAGCAGCAATGCTAAATTTTGTGCATGGAGGTGAAGCCCAAATTATATCTGGCTTATAGTCTCCAAGCATATCAACGTGAAAGTCAAGGATGTCTATTGTCAAGGTTGGATTAAATAAAGGACTATTGTCCAAGGTGTAAGTTTCGTAACCATATTGTCCAGCAATATCACTAAAGCTTTTTGTTCCACAAAAAAGTTCTAAGGTCTTCATAAAAATTTACCAGTATATGATTTTTCTAAGTCTTTTAACTTAGCTGCTTGAAACTTTACAAACGCTTCATAGTTCTCAAATCTTCCTGCAATGTCTATGTTGTGAGATTCGCCAAGCTGGTCTTTCCATATTAGACTGGTTGAAAACTCATAACCTATGTTTAGTATTGCCATTGCTTCAGAAACAAATTGTAAAGCTTCATCAACGTAAAGATTAGTATCATCAGCAAAATCAGATTTAAAAAGCTCTATTGCTCTTTGACAATATTGTATTGATTTTTCTGTTAATTGTTTATTGTTTTTTTCTACATCATATCTTGCTAAATGCACATAATCTCTTAGCATTAGAAACTTACCTAGCAATCTATCTGGATATTTTTCTCTATCTTTAAACATAAGTGGAATATTGCGTTCAAACCTCATACGCCTCACGGATTCTGTAAGGTAGCCATCATGTCCCAGAAAAAGGTCAGAGCATATCATCGAAGCTCCTACGCCTTTACCGATAACTGTTTCAGGGTGCTCATGTACAAAACCATAAAACTTTATGTCTTTATTGTTCCTAAACAACCTTATTGGCATATCAACTTTAGGCTGCATTGGAGGATCAGATGTGAAGTGTACTTGTTTTATAGAATAACCATTGAAACAATTACGCCTTAAATATTTTAAAATTTTCCAATTATCGTTAAACTCTTCATCAGCATCTATCCAAAATATCCAATCGGTTGTTACTCCTGTGATGCTATTGTTCCTAGCAGTATCAAAGCCAACTTCTTTAGGATCAATGCCTTCTCTAATCTCTGCACCATATTGTTTACAGATTTCTCTAGTTCTATCTGTGCTTTGATTATCAGCAACTATAATTTTATCAGCTATTGGTCTTACTGATTTTAAACAACGCCCTAGCATATCTTCTTCGTTCTTAGCTATCATACAGATAGTAACAGTTTCTCTTGGAGCTTGTATTGCTGCTTTTCTGTTTAAATTTACAAAGCCTAAAGGAGCATTTGTTTTTGTATAAGAGATTATCCACCAACCTAAATTGTCTGATTGTTGTATGTTCTGTGGGCCGCTTACACATTGAACGCTAAACTCTTTTTGTTTACCAAAGATTTCTTCTAGGTCTTGTCTTTCAAAGTTCCACAGATGTGCGTGTCTTACATCTTGCCACATACCAATAGGCACAGTAACTATAACTTTTGCTTCATGCTTTAAATGTTTGTGCAGTTTGTCTAAAAATGTTTTTGGACAAGGTTGATGCTCTAAAACTTCACCCAAATGCAACATATCGTATTTATTGCTAGGTGCGAAGTTATCTTCATCACCTGTAATAAATTTTATGCTCTTAGACAAGTCTTGGTCGGAAGTTGCTAAAAGTTTATTAGCTCCTACGTTTTCTTCTTCACTTATGTTAACGCAATCAACTTGAGCTTGTATTGTTTGATTTATAAAAAAAGCTTCGTTTCCAATACCACTACCAAAATCTAAAACTTTTTTAATAGGTTTTTTTTCATGAAAGTTAGCTAACAATTTTAAAGATGCTTCAGTTCTAGGATACATTTTAGGTTGAAATTTAGTTTCATTTTGTATGTATTCTTTACCTAAATCAACATATTTTTGTTTATATTGTTCAGGATTGTCAGTATATTGATAAAAATCTTCCATCTCTTTTTTGAAAGGTTTAGCGTAGTCTTCGTTATTGTTTTTTAGAATATGTTTTAGTGTCATGATATCTTCTTTACGATAAAGATGCTGCAGTAAAGATTCTTGATTAACCTGCTTCTTTTTAAATAAATCAAGGAAATGTTCTTCCCATTTGTCTACAACTTTATGCCAGTAATATTGTTGTGATTTTTGTTTTAATTTTGTTCTTCTTTGTTTTGCCTTATTGTCATCCTCATTAATAACTTCAAATACTGCTTTAACAAAAGCATCTTGATATTGTTGTGTTTTAGCATTGCCATCAATTATAAAATTGCTTTCATTGCATAGTGTCTCTGGTAATGCTCCTAAATTTGAAGTTATCATAGGAAGTCCACATTCTTGTGATTCCATTGCAGTAATACAAGATGTCTCATAAAACTCTGTAGGATAAATAAATGCAGTAGATTCTTGATAAAGTTTGTAAAGGTTTTGTTTAGTCAAAGCTCCTAGATGTCCTATTTTAAATCCTTGGTCTTGATATTGTTTAATTTTTGTCCATAGAGATTCATAAAAAGGCAACATGTCTGAAGTTGTATTGTCATATCCACAAATAAGGATTTCAACATCTTTGTCTTTTGCCCATATCTTTGGTGCTATATCGTGCAACAAAATGTCCATGCCTCTTTCTGGTCTGTTCGTATAAACTAATTGTTTCTTTTTTCTTGTTATTTTTAAGTCTTCAATTACATCTATTCCATTTGAAGTTTGCCAAAACAAGTCATAGTTATAAGTTGGTGTATCACCCATCTGGTCATCAAGCATTTCATATATATCTTTGTATTGATTCTTTTGCCAATCAGATAGCACAAAAACTTCATCTACATTCCAAAGACAACTGTTAAAATCTTTACGTTGTCTTATTGTTGCAAAATCGTGTTGCCAAAGAATGTTTAACTTGGCTTTGTTCTGAAAACTGAACGCTTGTGGTATACGTTGTACCACATTAACATCAACAGGACAGTTAGTAACATAGCTTAAATAATTTTGTATGCCTCCAGGATCAGTCCCAGCAGGTAAAAAAGTTACTCCATCTTCTTCTCCAGGCTCTTTTGTATTACAAAACAATTTAACATTGTGTCCTTTCTTAGCTAACCCATAAGCCATTGCTAAACCAGTTGTTTCGCTGCCTCCTAAAGATTTTTCTTTTAAAATACCAGGATATATTTCCATACCTGCAACTAAAAAGATTATGTCTAGCTTATGCTTTTCCATGTTTTTCCTACCTTTATATCATAGATAGTCTTGTAATGCACATTGTACATTTTTGCTATCTCTGAAAGTTTTAATTTGCCTTCTTTTAAAAGTCTTCTAATTTTTATTACGTTCCTAGGTTGCAAGATTCTGCTTGGAGAAGTCATTGCTGTCCAATCTCCTTTGTTAGTCCCGTGTTTTATTGAATCTGCTTTATTGTCTTTTGCGTTACCCCAATATAAATTGTGTGCATGATTATTGTTTTTGTTGCCATCTCTATGCAAAGCCATATTTTTAGATGGTCCTCTGCCTTTACAAAAAGCTAAAGCTACTAATCTATGCACTTTTGCTTTTATATAAGTTTTATTAGGATAAATAGTGACTGTTTTGTATCCATCTTTATCAGGATTTTGAGATAAAGTTCTCTGATATTTTTTGTCTTTATTATAATATTTTAAAGAAGTTACTTCGCCTGTATTAGAAACTATGTAATCTTCATGTGCTGTGGGTTTCCAGATAATTTTTCGGTTATTGTAACTCATGGTTATCCTTGTATCGAGGGATAGTGCTAATCTCTTAGCTTTCTACGTTACCAAACCAATGTTCGGATGTCCCCAATACCTTACTATTGTAAACTAGTTTACAGATTTAATCTATAACTTTTTTGGTTGTGTTTTCTTCTATCCATTTTTTCTTTAATTCATCCCAATAGACTGTACCTGCTGCCTTTTGACGACCACGCCAATCGTATGGCACAACCCCTTTACACTTTCTTGCTATTGTAGAAAACTGTGAAGGCAACTTTTTGTCGGAATATTTTGTACAAACTTTTAAAAGTTCTAATTCTTGCATAACTTTAGCATTGTCTCTTTGAACTTGCCTAAACTCTCTTGTGCAAACAGTTCCAATAAACATTGTCCATCTTACGCTGTATCTAACTTCTGGATTTGTGTAGCTGTAGTTTTGTTCTGGATCATGATACCTATTGTAATTGCTATCTCTGTCGCTATAACTTGCATCTAAGCTTAAATCACTAGCTCTACAATTGTTTATACCACTATTTAGATAATCATTTCTAGCTAAAGCACTTGCAGTTAAAATAATTAATATAATAATACTAGCGATTAAGGTCTTTGATATCATATTCATGCTCTCTTACTTGGTCAGCCAAAACTCTGTAGAGATTTTCTGCCATTTCCCAAGTACCTTCTGCTCTTCCAAGCCTAGCTGATAGTTCAATAATTTTATCTTGCTCAACCTTCAAGTCTCTTTTTAAATTAACAATCTGTTGCTCAGACTGATGAATAGAATCTGTCATTGTAACTATGTATTTGATACCAGTAAATGTTCCAATAATTATTGACGCAACTACAGGAATAATAAAGATGTTTTTCTTTACATAATTGACTATTTTTTCTTTGTTCATCCTATATTTTACTTTAGTAATTGTAAGAAAGAAAGAACTCTAATAATTCTTTTTCTGTACAATGACTTTTGATATGTTCTAAGGGATGATTTAAGTGTTAAAGTTGTCATGTCCAAATACCTCGCTATGTATATTGAACTTTTTATCCATGTTCTATGGAAAAGGGCGTATATTTCAACGCCCTCATAGGTTCGTTAGGCTACAGCACCAGTCCAAAGATAACCGAGCTCTGGAGCTACGATTTTCTCGTCTTGGTAATACTGTACTCTCATATTCTGGAAGTTTCCGTGGTCTGGATCATCCCATGACTCTACAGCCATTGGTGTTCCAAATAGAGGATTTGTCCATCTAAATGAGTAGCCTAATGATGGGTTTCTACCATCTGCATCAGCACCTCTTGTAAGGTGAGCTAATACACAGTTTTTACCCCATACATCAGAGAAGGAATCTGCGAGACCTTCGCTACCTGTATTTTTGATTGAGTTGCCTACTAATACTCTATCAACATCAAAAAGTGATGCTAATACATCAGCAGTTACAACACCTTTTTGTACATATTTGATTCTATCAATTATGTCTGCGTGTCTTATAAGTGCATCATAAACTTGTCTGCCAAGAATAATTGTATTGGCTTCTAGTCCTGTTGTACTTCTAATGGCACTTTTAGCAGTTTGCATATCACTGAAAGGATCAGATGTTCCTGCTGCAGATGAAGACCATAGTGAGCCAGGAGTAGAGAATGAACCAAGATTACTACCTGTAGTAAGTTGGTCTGCTACTCTAACTTCATAGTCTAGCATTAAAAGGTTTGTTAAGTTTCTTGCTGCTTTCTCTTTAAGTTTAAGAGGTGTGTCAGCGTTAGCCATAACTTCATAACTCATTTCTTCAACAAGTGCGTAGTTAGAAGCATAGTAAGCTTTAGATGAAACAGAAAATTCTACTGTTCTACCTTTAGTCTTAGGTGCTCTTGCAGTTGTTTCAGGGATTCTGAAGAAATCGCCTTTTGTATATTCATAATACAAATCTGATTGTTTTGCCACATTAATTACTGGGTAAAGGTCGTTAACAATTAAGCCTTGTGGCTCAAATCCAACAACTAAATTACTTAGAGGTGCATCAATGTGTACTGTTCTTGCGTCTATTGACATTTTATGTCTCCTTTAATTTTGATTTTATCCTCTGTAGCCATTGTGTTGTACTAATAGTTTAAATAAACCACCAGAAGCAACGCCAGTAATTGACTTACCAAGAATGTATTGTCCAGATGTAGCTGCTAGACCTGTACCTGATGCTGTTACTGTAATCCAGCTACCTGCTGTAACTGTACCACCTGCATAGCATCTTGTTAATCCACCAACAACAACTGTTGCGTTCTCTCCGTTTTCTGGTTTGTTGTTCAGTACACCTAAAACACCAGCTCCCGCTGCTACTCTAAGTTTTACTGTATTCGCACCATGTACGTTAAGAATTTTGTATTGCATATCAGATAAATCTTCTGCTGCAACCATTCCAAGATATGTTCTTGTACTCATTTTTATCTCCTATGTAAGTTCATTACAAACTTACTCGTTTTCATATTTTTCTTTTAATTCTTTATCTTCTTTCAAGACTAATTCCATAGCTGTGGCGTAATCTTTGGCAAGTTCTTTATCAAGATAAATTTTGACTCTTCTATCTACTTCTGCTCCTGCATTATCGTAGTCGACAACTTCATAGTTTTTAGTGTCAGTTTCAGATAACTCTGCAAATTCAACAACTTTTGGTAAGTTAGAGAATATCTTTTGCACAAGCTCAAATTGAGAAAGTTCAACTTCTTTGTCTTCTTGTGAAAACTTGTAAACTTTTTCATCTGTAGCTGTAGACAGTAGAGCTTCAACTTCATTGCTATATGCAGGAAGAACTTTACCTTCATCTTTAAGTTCTTTCATATATGTAGCAATTTGTTGTTTTTTTAACTCTTGTTTGTGCATAGCAAACTCTTTGATTACCTCTTCTTTTTCAAGTCTAAGGTCTTCTAAAGCTTTTTCATGCTCTTCAACAGGAACTAAATTTTCATGTGTTTCTTCCATGATTTCACTCTCCTTTCCGTTGTAGTGTAATTTGACATCTCCAGTACCCACCTCTTTTTTATACAAACCTGTAATAGATTCAAGATTAGTGACTGCTGGTATCTCAGCACCTAACAAAGCAACTGCTTTTAGTACCCTGTTAAATGACTTATCGTCTGCTCTATAATTCCAATATATTTCACTTGAAACTCGTTTATAGTTGCCTCTCTTGATTGCTTCATATACTTTCTTAGGAAGTTCCTTGAAGTCGGCTAAGAGCTTACTACCAACTGTATAGATTTTGTCGACATACCCAAGAGCAGGTTGTCCATCTTTCAACTCTGGTTGCTCTTCATTGTGACCAATTTTAACGGGTGGTTCGAAGCCTACGTCATCAAAATTCGAAACCATATTGTCTAAATCTTTTTCATTGTATCTGTCGCCATTCCAGATACCTGTGCTAAAGATTTCAACTCCGTTAAGATTAAATGTTTGTTCTACTGCGTGTTTTCTTGCAGTAGTTTCAGTTTTTTCGCAATCGCATTCAGGTTTAGCTTCTTCGCAATCGCAATTTAAATTAGCATCATAAGTGCCAATAGGTTTTTTACTGTGTACATCTCCAGCAGTTATAGCATTTTCTTCTACTGGCATTTCTTTATCTTCTTCAACCTCTTCTTTTTCTTTAACTGCTTCTAAATATTCTTCATGAGAAGGAAAAGGCATATATAAAACTATTTTTTTATCATCTACCATGTGTATGTGTTCATGACTACCTTCGCCACCCATTTCTTGAGCTCTTGCTTCAGCTTTTTCAGCAGTAGTATAAACGTCTTTAATTTCGTATTTTTTTCTAAACTTATCTTCGCTATCTCTAATGCCAAGTATGCTATTGTCTTCAACTTGACTTTCTGTATTTTCTATTAAATCTGCCATTTTCTTCTCCTAAACTTCAATAATTGTCCTACAACGAGAACATTTTATTTCAATCCCTAGCTTAAATACTTTAGTATTAGATTTAGCTAGTAATTTATTACAAATATAACATCTTACTTCGTGTTTTTCAAAGTTCATAGCTTGACTATTAGAAGTCTGTGTTGTATGTGAGGCTACATTTGTCATTTTGAGCTTAAAGGATGTCCTTTAGGGAATAGGTCTGTATCATGTTTGCCACCTCTAAATCTCCCATTTTTTAAAGCATATAAATATGAATTGACTCTAGCGTAAGCCCATTGTTCAGGTGATGTTACGCTTGGTCTGACTGAGCCAGGATTAGTTTTGTATGCACCAATACCTCTTTTAAACACTACGTTTAGTGTACGAAGATTAGTTTTTTTTGTTTTACTATTGCCATATTTCTCATTGTGATCCTCAACTTTCTTTTTTAACCCTTTTTCTACAGGCGTACCAGATATATTGTCTACATTGTTTTTTTGTTCTGCCTCTATTTGATTACGTTTTTTTCTTGACCAAGAGAACCCTGCATCGCCACCCCATAAAGCCCAGGCAATTCTACCTGCACTTGGATAGCCTTTTTCTCCAGGTCTAAAACCTTGTGCTCGTTTGTCAACTTCGTGTCGACTAAAGAAAGAGAACATTCTTTTAACTGTGTCAGGTGACAAGTTTTCCATTGCCCTTAATTGTCCAGCTCTAGCAACACCTACTGGTGTACCACCTCTGTTAAACTCTTTCCTCCAAGCTAATCCTCTTATTGCTTCTGCTTTCATACCAGCAGTAGGTCTAAAATTTAAGTCTGCTATTGCGTTTTCTTTTACATCTTCTACTGTAACTTCTTCTTTGTCTTCTTCTTCTACCACAGGCTCTTCTTTAACAGGCTCGTCAGACGTTGCTACAGGCATTGTATCATTAGGTGTTAATTCAGCATTGTCTTTTTCAGGAAAATGTAAGTTTTCTCTAATATAGTTCTCATCTTCTAGAGTTGGGCTAATAACGCCTTTCTCAACTGCTGTAATAAACATTTCATTTAACGCAAACTTTTGATCATCTGTCATAGGATTGAATTTAAATTTAGGCATTTCAGTTACGTTACCGAAGTTTATTTGTACTAATCTTTTGATTAGCTGCTCATTCATTACAACTTCTTCTAAATCTTGTCTAAGTTTAGCTAAAACAAAAAGAAAAACGTCAAAATGCACTTTAGCTTGACTGTATGCACCAGTTTCTCCTTCTGCAACTAATCTGTCTGGAATTAAAATACTACGAGCAATTGTTTTGTCATAATAGTTTATTGCTTCTTTAAAGTCTTGGGTAGCACTTCTGCTAGGCTCTAAGAAGTTAATATCAAACTCATCCATTCTGTGTGTGATAGAAGTCTTAGCTGTTAAACCATCTAAGATATTTCGCAGATTAGTCTTTGAGTTTGGATCATTAGAACGATATTTACCAACTACTGTGGGGTTAGCAAATCTTTCTAAATAGATATTCCAGAATTTGATTATTGTATCTTTTGACCAATAACCACGATACGCAGGTCTTAAATCTGCTGTACCATAATGATTGCCAAATTCTTTTTGATAGCTAAATATCAAGAATTTATTTGTAGGCAACCTTTTTTGCTCACCATTAATGTTGTATGCCAGTCCTTTATCTAACAAATTTGAATATTTATCGACTGCAAAACTATAATAGCGAGGTTGTTTAGTTTTTAAATTTTTAATTCCAATTTTACCTGAGTGTTCACCCATGTCATATTGTTCATAATTAATTTCTGTAACAGAAAAACCATAATCAAGTGCTGTTAATATTTGAAACAAGGCATCATTCATTGAGCCTTCCATATTGTCTATTGTATAAGCAACAAAGTTTGCGATTTGTACGGCTTTATCGCTACCATCGGCAGGTAAAATCTTATAGTTAGGTGCAAGTGTAGCAAACTTTTTAAGAGTTAGACTAGCTTTAACCATGTCATCTAGTCGCATTTTATCGTATATTTGTAACCCTTTTCTAGACACTAGAGTATCAGGATTGTATGGTAAAATATTAAATTTAGTATATAAATTAGAATCAGTTGCGGCAAGCTCGTTCATAACGGGCTTTTCAACTGGTGTTTCTTTAACAAATATCTTTTGTAAGTCAAAAATTGAAGCCATGTTCTTGTAATTTTAAGTGAGTAATTGCCAAATGTAAAGGATTAAAACACTTCTGTGCCACTTATTCTGTCACCAAAAACTTCTGGAGGACTTGTGTCATATCCTTGTTCTATTGGTATTTCTACAACACCATACCTTAAAGCATCAACTGGATGATCAAAACCTTTGGTGTCATAAGTTTCTATATTACGTTTGTCTACCTGTATTTGTTGCATAGCTTTCCAAGTTATAGGGCAATCTTCAGTTATAAACAAGCTTGGTTCTGCATCAAACATTGATTTAGCAAACCTCATGTGTATTTGTTGTGAGCCATAAATTCTATCATTGTTAGCTCTGTGCATAGACAAACCTTCCATTTCAAAAATTTCTGCTAGGCTTTCTCCTGCATTGGTTCTTGACCACATCGAAGGATCACTAGGACAGTAAGTAGAAACAAAACCAAAAGCTTTTTCCATGTCTTTGATATTTCTAGCTACTTCGTTAGCAGGTAATTGTAAGCCTTTATTTGTACCATCTTTAGTTCCAACGTATTCTGCAAACACTATCATTTTCTTTTCACCAGTAAAAGCAATCCACACAGTTGCAAAAGGAGCAGAAAACCCATAGTCAAAACCTCTAATAATTACATCGTTTGGTTGAGGTCTGTATGTAGGTATCAAATGTTTTCTTTCGTCCATTTCAGAAAAACATACACCTTCTATTTTTGTCCAGTCACCATATCGCAAAGCAGCATAAACTTTTTCGCCTTGCATTTTTAGTCTGCCTTCATAATTTTTATCGTTTTGTGCTAGGTATGGATTGTCATCAAGTGTTGCAGGTATATACAATCTTGACAATTTAGTGTTTGGATCTTTGTAAATTTTATATGGTCCAGGTTCAACAAAATATTTTCTAACCCAGTCTATATGTCTGCCAACAGGTGTTCCTGTGCAACGAACTCTAGGTATTAATTTTGGATTAGTTGAACGACAACGAGAATGTAGATAGGTATATTGCTCTTGTTCAAAGGAAGTTATCTCATCAAAAAAGACACCAGCAGAATATTCTTGTCCATCATGCTGATATTTATCTGCAGCAGTTTCCATGTGACTAAAGAAGATTTGACCACCACTAGGAAATTGCCACTTAGATTTATGCTCGTTCCATTTAGCTCCTAGTCTTGGATATATTTGTTGTGAGTAGTCTAGTAGCTGTCTTAGCTCTCTGGTTGTCCTACGAAACACAACTGCTTTAGCATCGGGATAGTTCATTTGTCTACAGGCATCAATTAGTAAAACAGAAGACTTACCACTACCTGCACCACCTAAATAGGCTACTTCAAATATGCTACCAGCCTTTAAAAATTCTAATTGTTTTTTAGTAGGCCGCCATATAGAATTAGTGTTCTCTGATGTCATCGATTGTTGGCTCATAGGCTTCTAACTCTGGAACTTCCAAGATACTTTTAACTGTAGTGTTTTGCTCGACTTCTTGTCTAACAACATAACCTTTGCTTTTACCTTGTGTTTCTAAATAAAATCTTATGCTTGGGTAGTGTTTTTCTCTTATAAGTTCTAATAGTTTAGATTCAGCAAAATCTATAATTTCTTCTCTACTAGCATCAAGTTTAGCTTTTAGCTTGTCATTTTTTTCAATTCTATTGTAGAAAGTTTGTCTAGATATGCCTGCAGCCTTACAAATTTGAGTAACAAAGCCTTTATGCTTGACAATTAACTCTTCTAATATTGAGTTGCTTACCTTCATACTATATAATAATCAATCATTTCGGGGGTTTGTCAACTATCTTTACAAAATAAGCTTCATTGTTTTCTATAACTTGATCATAACCTGCATGATACATTATGTTAACAAGCCTGTGATTTGGTACTGATTGATTAGATAAATTAATAAATCTTCTAATTTTTTTCATATCATGAACCGAGATTTTACTGTGTTTATCCAAATATTTTTGCAACTTATCTTTGTTCTTATCTTTAAGTGTTTCATGTCTATTTATTTTAGTTAGCTGTTCAGTAAAGATTTTGTGTAAAGACTTACAATAATTGTCTACGTTAAACTTCTTAGCTTGTTTTTGATTTTGCAAACCAAACACTTCTGCTTTTGCATTGTCTTTTAAAAGACTTGTGAGTTTTTCTAATTGTTCTTTTTTACTATTAAACAGTTGTGGATTTCTATGACCTAGTAGCTCTGGCATTGTTGTTGAATTAGGAACTATTGTAGCTAAACCTAGCATCATGCTTTCAAAAATTGATATACAAAATGTTTCATATTGCGAATTAAACGTATTAGCATGGCATTTGCTTAATACATCATAGTATTCGTTTTGATTCTTACATTCAAAAACTCTTGTATAAGGTCTACTATTAACTTGTGCTATGTTAACTGGTCCAACTGGACAAAGAGCTACATCGAAGTCGTATGTTTTTTGCAGCTCGTCAAATACATCAAAGGTAGTTTCCCAGTTTTTGTACTGTTGTAGCCTGTGATTATAAACAAACGTAAATTTATCAAACTTTTTGTTTTTGACTATGCTTGATTTGTTCCAAAGTCCAAATGGTATAACTACAGAGTTCTCTGCAATTTTGCTACCAAACTCAGGCATATATTTTTGTATATTGTCCTCTACCATAAGCTTTGTATATTGTGAATTAAAAATATTTACATCTGCAAGTGCATCACCAATGATTTGCCAATAAACATATTGCATTTGATTTTTAAGAGGATAAGGAAGACTGTCGTGATATATGTAGTGATGTTGGTTTACTACGTTTAAATTAGATGTGAAATGCGTGTCTAAACATTTAAGTTGTCCTGTAACCTCTGGTATTTGATTGTAGATTGTATGCACCCCGTATTTTTCTACAATATTATTAAAGAAAGCTCCATCAAAAGTTATATTGTTTATTTTTTTAGACAATGGAATTATGTAAGGAACTCTTAAAACATTCATATTTTCAAAGAAACCATCTTCATGATATTTAAAGTTTTTAACTGGAAAGGGTATTATAAAATAGGTGTTTGGGTACATTTGTGTGTACCTTTCAATAACTTTTTTAATGTGAACGTAGTTTGAATCTTTATTCAAATGTTCTACAGACCACATTGGATTTACTAAGATAATCATTTCTTTTTATGTAGCGACAAGAGATATTCTATTATTTGGTCGTCAGTATCAAATCCAAAATCATATTTTATTGCTTGTACAACTTTCCAATGCACAGCATATTTGTTTGCATCTTCGTATAAGAAAACTAATTGTTTATATTTTTCTATGTTTTGTTGAGTGTCTGTATCAATAACTTCTAACTCAGGCTCTTCTTCTTCAGTAAACTCTAAACCCCAATCTGATGTATCAAACCCAAGCTCTTCTATTTCTTTAATTTCTACGTCTAGCAAGAAGTTGTCCCACTCAGCTAGTTCGCTAGTTTTATTGTCTAATATTCTATAAGCCTTAGCTTTCTCAGGGGACAAGTTAGCTACAATACACGGGACTTTTTTAAGCTTCAGTTTTACTGCGGCTTTAAGTCTAGTGTGTCCTGCTATAACTACGTTTTCTTTATCTACTATGATTGGTGAATTAAATCCAAACTCTTTGATGCTTTTTGCTACTAAGTCAACTGGTTGATTTCTTCTTGGGTTGTTATTGTATGGTTTTATTTTGGCTACTTCAATCTCTTGGATTTTGCTCATTCAATTATCTCCTTTAAAACTAAAAAACTAATAAACAAATAGTAAGCTTCTTGCCACAAACTAATATTGTATTTTATTTCAAATGCTTGTGTCCCAATTTTGTGTAACTCTGTGTGCATTTCTCTAGACAAGGGTATGCAAGTAAAGTGTTTAGCACTTGGATTTTTTCTATTTTGTCCCATACCTACTGCATGAAGATGATGAGGATCAGCTACAGAGTTGCCTGAAACACAACAAGCTTTCTCTCTTATAAAATCTATGTATTCTAAAGAGCACTCTTCAATTAATTTATTGTTCATTTCAAATCCTCTAGTCCAAGATTTATTCATCTCTTTTTACTGTCAAGCCACAACATTTACATTTGTGCAAAACTATTACTTCTTCCATACAGTTTTCACATGAGTCTGTTGCAGTATGCCCTTTAAGTTCTTTTAAGTTGTTGTCAAAATCAACTCTTCGTGTTCTGGCTGTCATTTCTAATAATTCGTCTTTAGTGTCTGGAGCTTTTCTAACTATTGGCAAAAGTCTTACAAGTCGTTCATAGCTACAGCTTTCTAACAAATCAATTCTGTGCATTAAAAAATGTGAAAAAGCATCGTACACTTCCATGTCTTGTCTAGCTGTTTCTCTGTTTAGATTAATTGTATCAAGAAACTCTGCCCAACTGCTAACGTAAGAATCATATCCTATGTATAGTTTTTTGCTCTTAATTGTTTTTAGTATGCCACCTCTTTCTAATCTGCCTCGTAATATTGTTACGTTAATATTTGCTAGTTTGTTTACTATTTGTTCCATAGCGTTTACATCAACCAAGCTCATCATTCTGTCCTCCTATAAGGTTCTTCTTCATTAACATTTCTGTTTCTTTTTGCTCGTATTTGTCCAGTAACTCCTGCATAATTTTTGCATAGTGTGGTCTGTATCTTTCGTCTCTAAACCAAAGTTTTAGGTTGTATAGGGCATCCCTTAATACAATTATTTCTAATTCTTTATCCTTTAGAAGACTATCTTGTAGCTCATCTGTTGTCATGGTTACTCCTCATTATATTTTATTCTTGTTGTTCTTGCAAGTTCTTTAGCAAATCTCTATAGTAGTTAGCCATCTTGGTATTACCTGCTTTGTCGTATTCGTTGATATAATGCTCACACAGCTCTTCTTGACTTGCGTTAGCATCTGGTGCATTTGTGACTTTGTTTTCGTTTTGCTCCAAACTTGTTTCTTGGTTTCTAATCTGTACATCGGGTGCATCATGATGAAAATCAGCCCTCCTTTCGCCTATAGTGATTTCTTCGTTCCAACCCTCATTCTTTAACCATTTTTGAGGATAAGGAACATATTTTTCTTCCCTTACCTGTAATAAGCGATTAAATTTTTCTGCTAGTTCTTCTGCTGTAAGCTCTGTATCAATCTTTACATAAGCCTTTAAAGCATCGTTCTTTCCTAATCTTCTTCCTAATAACTTATCCCAAAATCTACCAAAATCATTATTATCTCTAATATATATTTCTTTTCTTGTATTATTAACACTTGTAGTATTATCTGCGACATTTTTGTCAGGGGGTATAGACATTTTTGTCGGTAGGGGTACTGACATTTTTGTCACCACCTCTAAGGGTATTACAGACAATATCCTTCTAGAAACCTCTTTACCTTTATATTCAAACTTACGATACAAGTAGCCTTTATCAACAAGCTCGTTAATTAGTCTAGTTATTGTTCTAGAAGTTACATTGTATAGCGAGGCAAAATACTGATTACCTGCCCAGCATTGTCCTGTCTTATTTGTTAACACAGATATCTCTGCATATAGTAGTTTTGCTTTGTCTGTTAGTTCCCTGTCGTACCTCACAACAGCAGGAAGAATTGCATAATATGTTGGGTTTTCCATTAAACCTCTCCTTATTGTAGAGAGGAGGGGAACATGAAACAAGGAGTTTCGATGAGTGTGGAGGTCAACATTCCCCTCTCTCAAAATTATATACTATTTAAAACTTAAATAACATTTCTTTGTAAACCTTGCATTGCTCTAAAACAGCTTTATCTTCTAAGTTGCCTGTTGCAATAGCCCAGTCTACAGCTCTGTTTAAAATGTTCATATTAGTTATTTTTTCATCTGTGGTCATTGTAGTGCCTCCTGATGGTTCTTTAACGTATTTTTTGTTTACATCTTCTTTAGTTTTAAAATCATCATCAAAGATTGAATCTAACTGATCTTCTTTCTGCTCGTTGCCCAAGTCTAAACTTTGTAGAATATAAACATCTTCATTCTTCTCGTTTTTTAAATGCGTGTATTTCATTTCTACAACTTGACCAACAGGATATTGACAGGTCTGACCAGTTCTTTTTGCAAACCAATAAGCAATACCATTAACCTCTATACCTTTGCCACCTGCAATAACTTTGTCTATTGAACAAAGCTTTGTTTCATCTTTTATTTTAGTTAGTCCCATTGCTAACCTCCTTTATCTTTAATACACCTATTTCAGTCATTAGTTGTAAAAGGTGTTCTTCTGACTTAACTTTTTGGTCTTTTGATACAAAAAGCCACTTTAATCTATCTATAAGTTCTGTGTGATTGTCGCACATAAAACCCATTGGTGTTGAGTCTAAAAGTCTTTTTAAAAACTCTTTGTGATTTTTGCATCCAAACACATAAGGTCTAAGGTTTTCTTCAAAGCCAAATGTGTATATAAATTGTTTCATTGTAACCTCCATGACTTTAATTATGGCATATAAATATATCTCTGTCAACACTTGACAAATATTAACTGGGGTATAGTCTCTTTTATATGCAAATAACTGTTAAAGAAATAGAAAGACTTAGAGTTTTCGACAACCTTTCTTTTGCTGCAATAGGTAAACAATTAGGCGTAACTAAACAGTATCTATCTTTTATATGTAAAAAAAAGAAAAACCAACCTGAAATTGTTAATCGTCAATTGTTTTTAGAGTTTGACCAACTTAAAAATAACTATCCTATACATGAAAGAATTAGGATCAAAAGAAGACTGCTTGGTTTGACACAAGGTGAAGTAGCTAAAGAAGTTGGAACATTTGGTCCTGTGGTAGTTAGAATTGAAAAAGGTCAGTTAAGAAGCTCTATGTTTATAAAAAGATTACAAGATTATTTAGAAGTGTAGCCCTTACCATTAACTAAACACTCATACCCTTTTTGTTTATTAGGTACAAACAAGTGTTGCTCTACACTAAAGAAATTGTTTGGTTTTGTATGAACAACTGTAAGACCACGCTGCGTAGAATCAAAACTAGAATATAAACCATCTGGCAATAAACTTAAATCAGCCAAGCAACCATTAGCCCAACCACCTAACAACGAACCATCAAGTTGTGTTGTTATGCTCATATCAAATCTATGATGATGTCCTACTATTACATTCCTATTGTAGTACATAAGATTTACATTTGCGATATGTTTAGGTGTTATAAAACCTTTCTTTTCGTGACCATGTAAAAAGAAAACTTTAGGCTGCCTCAAAGAAAAAGGAGTTTTAACTTCTCTAATTCCAAACTTTTTAAATTCTAAGAGTTCTCTTATAGACAGTCTGTTTTTTAAAAAAGGTGCAAGTGAACTAACACATGACATAATTTTCTTTTGCATACGTTGTTCATGATTGCCTTCAAAGAAAAAGATATTAGACTTAGGTGCTAGTTTTCTAAGTTGATTAAGCCATTCTACTGCTTCAAATAATTCTAAGTCTATGTTTGAGGACGTTAAATCAGGCGAAAAGCTTGATATTGGGTAATAATCTACTAGGTCTCCACCAATTATTATAGAATCTTCTTCGTTAAGATTGTAATCTTTGATGACATCCATAGCCATCGCTAAAGCTTTTTTGTCCTGATACGGAATATGTATATCAGAAATGAAAACTATTCTAGTGTGCGTTCTCTTCTTCTTTATCATTCCTTACCCTATTAACTTCTTTCCAATAATAGTGCTCTGATAAATCTTCAAATACAAGTAACATTTTTGATAGTAGTGCTTTCATTTTCACGTCTTTTTTATATTGTGTTTGGGAATGTAAATTGATTTCAAGAAATTTGTCATACAGGGTTAAGAAGGATTTTTCAAGCAAATCCTCATTCAATATAATTATCTCCTCTAAAGAATTTTAGTATGTAAATTACGCCTTCGCCACTTTTTACCATGTCTGTTGACAATCTTAACAAATTCCATCCTAAAAGACAAGCGTTATTATATTTCTCCATGTCTTTAATAAATGTAGAAGCTCTGTTGTGTCTTCCATAGTTCCAAATACCACCTTCAACTTCTACAGCTAACTTGGCATCCATAAAAGCTAAATCAAATCGCCATCTTCTTGTATCATGAAACTTGTGTTCAAATATTGGAACAGGTATGTCAGAGTGCTCTTCTAATTGCACAGCTAAATATTTGGGATAATCTATTTTCGGTTTCTTGATTGAAATTGACTTGACGCTTGTTGTTGTTGGAAGTCTACCCATTTTTCAAAATTCCTCGCCCTTTGTTCTTGAATTTTATTTGCTTCTACTTGTGCATCAGCTAATTTTTCAACTGATGCTGATATTGCTCTAACAAGCTCTAAGTTTGCTCCATTGCCATTTTTATGTCCGTTTGTCTTTTCTTGTCTCATGATCAACCAAACTACTATTGCTAGTGCTGGTGCTTGAGATACTATTGCCATTATTTCAGTTTCCATGTAATTCTCTTAATGTAATATTTTGCTCTTGGCATTGTTTAAAGTTTATCACAAGTTTTACTGCATCACTATTCTTGATACAAACGTAATCTGAACCTGAATAAGCACATGGTTCAAACTCAACTTTGTCATATTTAATTTCTTCTGGCAAAACTGTAGTTGTAAAGACCGAATTTGAGCAAGATATAAAGAAAAATACAATAAAAAGCATACTAACTATCCTATTTTGAGAGAACGTGCCCGTATACACCTTTAAAATCGATATTAGCCTATTTCTAGTGGTTTTGTCCTTATTCATTGATTATTCTACTCAATTCCTTAGCCAAAGAATCATTTTCTTTGTTCCTAAGTCGGTCTTTCCAATTTTCTATTCTAACTTGTGCTTTTTTTTCTCTTTCTAAAATTAAAACTTTATCTTGTAAAGAAGAAACTTGGTTTTCAAGTTTTCTTACTTTTCGCTTTTTTAAATATTCTGTCAAGAAAGCCAAGCCTCTTCCTAATAGATTATTAATTACGTTAGCTATTATTTTTGATATCATTCTTCAGCTCCTCTATTTTAAGAGTTACATCAACTTTCTTCTTTTGCAACTCTTCAAAATGTATTTCTGCTAATTTAGCAGCAGAGCTAAGAGAACTAGCTTCTATAAGTTTTGACGCAACATAAGATTCTATACTATGGTCATAAACCCATATCTTATATCTCATTTAATCTCTATCCTTTAGTATCATAGCTACAACACCAGCTACACCAGCTAAAGCTGTAGAAATAATTGACCATTGTTCTGTTGATAGACCAATTGCTATCATTAAACCAGATAACCCTGCATAAGTGCTAGGCTCTTTCAATCTGTCTAAAAATTCCACATATTGTCCTCCTTTGTTTTGTTATACCTGCCACGCTTGAACTGATAACATAGTATCTTCTTTTGCTACTGCACTTGGATTAAATGCAATATACGTTACTAGCACTTGGGTAGCAGATTTTGGGAAAGCTCTTATTGTTCGTACACTTGGATCACTATAAGCAGATGCAGTTACATCTCCAAAAGTTATGCCATAAGATTCAGTAAAAGATTTATTCCAGGTTATTCTATATTCGCCTAATTGAGTTCTAGTAACTGATGAAACATTTTCTGAATTCATTAAATGACCATTAGAAGAAAAAACTACCCAAGCTTGATTGACTGAAGTTAAACCAGGTGCTCCTGTAGATTGTGATGCTACAGCAGTAAAGTTTTCTTGCATAGCATTAGACTTACTTGCTGTTAATATTTCACCACTACTAAAACTTAAATTAGTCCAACTCATTCTATTCCGTTCTCCAACCAAACTACACAGCCAGTATGTACATCAAAAGGTCCAACAGCAGTAGTATTGTTACAAGCACGAGCAGCCATTGGATAAGTTGTACTGTTTACCCTTGCGGCATCAACTCCTCTGAAATCTCTACCATTGTCATCAGAATACGCTACGTTAACTTCGAATCCTGATAAGACTGCTGGTACTGATCTAAACTCTGTGCCACCACTTACTACTTGTGTGCCAACTGAAAAAGGTGAACTCATATTAAAGGTATATTGTCCAGTTGCTCCATGTGTTATTGAACTAACTCCACGACTTGCACTAATATGCCCATTTGATGAGAACACAACCATTTTATCTGCTCCACCTACTATATGAGGTGCATTTGTTTGTCTTTCTGCAAAAGCAGTAAAATTGTTTTGCAAAGCGTTCATTTTAGATGCTGTTAGTGTGCTACCAAAAGGAAATGTTAAATTAGTCCAAGCCATTAGTAATTACCTGCTCCAAAGTCCCAAACAACAACGTGTATAGCTATTTGGTCTTCTTTTGCTTGTCCTGTGTTGTTAGATGCAACATATTTAATTTTCATATTAGAATTTGTTAATGTATAAATGTTAGCGTTTCTTACGGAAATATCAGTCGTTGCAAATCCACTATCTGTAGAAATAGCAAAACCAACATTTGTAGAAGATATTGGAGTTGTAAAGCTAACTGTATAATCACCAACATTGCTTCTTGTAAAAGAACTTATACCTTGACTTACATATAAACCTTTTTCAGAATCAGTCTTTCCACAAAAATGTGCCCACAGTCTAGGACGAGGTATGCGAGGTCCTGACTCATCTCCTTCAGCCATAGCGTCAAAGTTAGAATCTAATTGTTCCATAATTGTATGGCTTAGTTTTTGTCCTGTTGTGAAAACTAAAGGTGTAAATCCCATATTACTATCCTAACACACCTGTAGTATTGTCAAGTCTTCCTAGTATATCATCTCCTATTTCAAAGACTGTAAGGTTAGCAATACCAATACCATGACCAACAGATAAATCTAATTCCATTTCTTGATTTTCTAAGTTAACACTTTTGCCTATTAAGGTATATGGTTGGTCATACAATCCTACTTCATCTAAATTAACGTAAAATAAATCACCAAGTTGATTACCTAAATATTTTATTGGAGTTGTAATTTTTAATTTGATTTCTGGCTGTCGTCTTCTAAATACAACTCTTTGTGCTAAGTTGTTTGCATTAGCACTATTTGTGTACCATATCATTTGTGTTGTAGGTTCTTTTGTAGTTGCACCAAAACTGTTTACTGACGCAGTATTTACAAATGTTAAAGTTGATCTTGGTCCTTCAACTTTGTTAGATACTACAGAGAACGACATAGAAACAGAATATTTGTTAACCATATCGTAAGCATCTCCAGTTGTTGAACATTTTATTATGTCACCTAAAGATACAGTAGAAGAAAAACTTTCAACACCAGTCAAGTTTCTAAGGAAATAAAGTCTATTGTCTGCTTCACCATATATTGCAGAATCGGTTATTTCAGCTATAGATTTTAAGGCTTCTACATAGTTTGTCCCGTAAGGAAAAAAGCCTTGTACAGTTATGTTCTCTGCAGCCAAGTTAGTTCTCCATTGCAACCAAGAATCGTAATGTATTTCAGGATTTGTTTGACAATCTACAGCACTAAAGTTTGCTCCATGACTGTTGGCAGTCAAAATTTGCCAAACTATATCTGCTGGGTTGTATTCTGAGCCTGTAAAGCTAACACCAAGCTTTGAAGTTGTGTCAGTTGACACAAAAACTTGTGATAACAAATCTAGCCTATTTTTAAAATTAAGTGATGCTTGATGGTCATTATAGCTTACATTTGTTAAGAAACCAGCACCTATTTGAAGAACATTAGCTGAACTTGGCTCTGATTGGTAACCATAAAAAATTTCTCCTGGTCTTTTAAAAGCTGTTCTATCTTCTATTAACTCATTCATTAATTTAGAAGCGTTTTCAACAACAATATTAAATCCAGGTCCTACAACATCAACATAATTTTGTCTAAGTGTAGGGTATCTTACTATTCTATCGCTAAAATCTGAATTATTGTATGTAAATTGTCTAACAATTGAGGAAGGATTTGTTTGTGATTGTTTGCTTAAATAAAAAGAATCAGCGTCATGTCCAATCTGTGCTCTACTAAAAGTTTCAGAGACAGTTAAATTGCCAAGTGTTGATAAGAAGTCTAGTCCATTTATTTGTATATTTGTTCTTATGTTTAGATTGCCAATGGTAGACTCAAAATCTAAACCATTGATAGTTACTGCTTCAATTGATGTTGCAAGGGTAGGATTACCAATTGTAGACTGAAAATCTAGCCCTTGAATATATATTGCTGTATCAGCTACATGATAATATAAAGTTTGTCTTTGATGTGAACGTCTATAACTTCCAAGTGCCATAACACTTATTCTACCCTAGATTTAGAAGGTTGTAATTTCAAAAGGTAATGTTGGTGCAGTTCCACTACTTAATACTATTGTTATTGAATACCCTTTGTTTGTGTGCATTGGTGGTTGGAAATACATAGGATCAAGAGTTTGTGCACCTTCGAAAGCATCGTTAGTGACTACTTTTGTTCCTGAAGCAACAATAGTGGTATTTGCTATGTCTATTGCTATTTTAGCAGAACTGTGCATTGGAGTTAAATCTATTAAAGCAGAATATACGCCTGGAGCAGCACTACTATAAATCAATGTACTACCAGATAATTCTATTGCTCCTGTTTTGACAACTGTTTGTCCCATTAGTCTTTATCTCCTAATAAATCATTATCCCATATTTCTCTAAGTTCTTCTACGTTAGTAGCCTGTTCTATCTCAACTTTGTTAGGATAATTTCTTAATTGTTCTTTTATTTGAACAATAACACTTACATCACTATCTGCTTCTAGTGCTCTCATGTACCTAACATCTTGTTCTTTAAGCTTTGGTTCACGAGCTTTTCTAATTTTGTCTTTCCAAATTTCTTTAGCTTTTGTCATGTCAATTATAATCAATCTGCTACTCCTGTATCAAGGTAGTCGTCTGGGCAAGTCCAAGCATCTCTAAACTCATCCCATTGTGGTAATTCTTCCGCAGCAATAATTTTATATTTACTACCACTAGGTAAATCTTTTTTTGCAATCTCGTCTACTGATAAACCACAATTGGAAGCAGGATGTGTAACTTGTACAACACCATTGTCATTTTTCCATATAATTAAATCACTCATCTATTATTACCCCACCTTCTTCTACCCATTGTAAAACCATTTTATAATATCTATTTCCTGCATCCATAGGACAAGCCACAACATCTTTGCTACCATCTTCTCTTGCTGGATATTCAATTATCACTTGATTTTTAACTCCATTTAAATCGTATCCATATTTTATTGTGCAACCTTCAAACATTATTTCTCCTACATTTCTGCATCAAACCAGATATAAGCACTTGCATTAT